GACGCCCCTCTGAACCACGACCGTCTGCTCATCCCCTGTTAGGGAGATAGCGACGGGTAGTTGTGTGATACTTTGGTCCGCCATTACGCTATTGATCTTTCAAAAGTATAGCCTTTGTGTGTTTTTCTTTTTCCAGAAACGCATCTGTAAACGTGACTGTTATCAAAACCAAAAGCCTCTAGTTCTTTATTTCCGACAAACAATTTTTGTTCCCCGGTTTTTATATTTTTTGCAATAATATTGCCTTTAAAATGTGGATTATTGCTCCCCCATTTTGTTGCTCTAATTTTGTCCTTGGCAGCTTTAGACATTTTATATCCAACTAACCCTTCTCCGCCGGAGGTAATATTGGTAAGATTATTGAACTTTTTAAAATGGGCTATTAACAAAATTTCTTCTGCAAGCGCTTTTTCATTGGTTAAATTATCTGCCAGTATTACAATATTGTAACCGTGCTTATTTACAACATTTTTCCAATATTTGTTTCTTAATCTAGTTTCTTTAGATCTTCTTTTTAACCCTTTTCCAATATAAAATATTGTTCCATCGGGCTTTGTATGGGCATAAACACAAAATTTATTTATCATGTCGTGTAGGTAAACGCCCCGTACGCTGTGCTGTTACCGAACGGAGAAAATACCTCGACGTTGACGATACCAGTGACGGCATAGGCTGGCGTTACTGCGGTGATAGTGGTGGAGTCAACCAGACTAAATGTTGCTACTGTGCCACCAAAGCGGACAGTCGCGACATCGGTAAAGTTACTACCATAGATTGTTACATGTGTGCCGCCGGACTTAGTCCCGGTCGCTGGTGATACTGATCCAACCTTTGGTGCCAGGGTCATTGGTGACGGCACCACGTTGCTCATGGTGTTTAAATCACCCTGAGTATTTGCAGATGGTACGCCCTCAATAAATAAAGCGTTTTGGTTAGTGAACCCGTTCTCGGTCATAATCTGATTACCACCGATTGGGCCTGTAGCAACGGATACATCAGGACGTGGAAAGCGTAGTGCAATGTTTTCAGTCTGACGGGCTGGTAGGCGCCATGGATCAAAGTTATCTAAATCTTCCTTGCATACCCGCATCCCAGGGAAGTTGGGATCGGGCATCAGGTCTACATAGGCGAACTTTCTGCTGCACCGATCACACAGTGCAACAGAAAGTACCGAGTTTCCTCTTGTATCCAAATATACAGGAGGCATTATAGTTCTCCGTTTTTATAGCGTTTTTTAAACGTTCTAATATGTATGCCAAAATGCTCAGCTGCTAATTTTTGTGAAATAAATTCTATTCCGTTTACAAAAACTTTTTTGCCAGGTTTTAGTTTACCAAATTTACTTAAAGCTATTTTATTTTTAGTGTCTTCAGAATGTTGCCAACCATACCCCCTTGTTGCAATTCCTTTTTTAGTTGCTGCTGTTTTGGCTGCAACAATTGGGTTTCGCATTGGGTTTTCATTGCCAAATTTAACATTTGGCATACCACCACCGGGGGCAATGTTCCAACCAATTTCTTTTGTGTTTCTTAGTTTTGATTCTATTTCTAAACAATATTCTTTATTGCCTATTAAAATAATATCTTTCACTAAATTATTCCAACCGTATTTTTTAACAGCATTTGTTAAAATTGGGTTTATGTGTGTGTTTTGATTAGTTTGTGATTTGTGTTTAGAAAATCTTTTTTCAGTATTATTGGATACACCGATATAACCTTGAGTAAACAAGTTATTATGATCTTTATGGTGTATCCAGTATACTTGATACATCTAGTGCCTTAAGCCGACTGGCTATCGTTCTTGATTAACTTACCAGCTACAATAATACCTACTGCAACAGAACCTGTGCTAGTTGATAGCTGCCATTGAATGTCAGTTTTTTCAGCGTAAGCAAATGGATCCGTTGGTCTAGTAATTGTATAAATAGCAACAAATGGTTGTTGTAGTGCTACAATTTTAACACCGTTAGTGTTGTTAATTGTTTGTACTTTGTAAGTTAAAATTGTTGCGCTAGTGTAGCTGTTTGATGAATTAACTTCAACTTGATCTAAGTAAAAAGTATAACCCGCTGGAACAGTGTACACGGTGCTTTGTGATTTACCAATACCGATATTAATCTGTGCAACAGTATTGCTAGATTGTTTAGCGGTGATAGTGCCGACGTTAGTATTTTGGCTTGTGCCTGCGGATGTTAGTACCATGCTATTAATACGTAAATAGCTATTAACAGTTGTTACACCAGTGGTACCATTTAGGGCAATAACTTCAGATATAGGTGCAAAGTTTGCATCTAAACCAGAGATTAAAACCTTTGCAAGCGTGTCATCAGAGGCTGAGGTACTCACTACAGTCATTTGACCTGCAACTGTCGGGTATACATAAGCAGCAGCATTTTCCCAAACAGCAATAGGTGTAGTTGTTACAGCAGCTTGATAACCAAAAATACTTAGGATTTGGTGGCCCATGATTTGATTGCGTGAAACTTGCAAGTCAAACGGCTCGTAAGCGCCTTGGACGGTTACGGAATGGGGTGGGGATGTATACGGATTGTAGGCGTTAGCCATAGGTTTCTCCTAAAAGTTAAAGGAGGCGGGTTGCCCCGCCGTCAATATTAGCTGTTAGAAAGACCAGAACCATAGGCAGCAATAGAACCATCATAGTTACGTGCTGTGTAGTCAACAGAGATTGTACCGCCCAAAGAGCCGCTTGACAATGTTGTTACAGAAGCCGCAGAGAAAGTCAATGTAGCGTCCAGTGTACCAATGTTTTCGATGATAGCCGCAGTTGCTGCAGTAGCTGTGAACGCACCAGCGATACGGCCACCAGCTGCTGTTGGGGTTACTGTACCAATAGCGGTAGTGGTAACAGCGCCAGTTGTTGGGTTAGTTTGGCTGATAGATACAGTGATAACGCCGCCTACGAGGCCACCAGCTGCTACGTCTTGATACAGTGTAAAACCTTCAATAATAGCGCCAGCTGGCAATACGAATGGGGTTACAGTTGTAGAACCGAGGTCGGCTGTTGTTAAGGTAGTAGCTGTACCGGTTGTAGTGGTGATTGGGTTTGTGATGTAAGACTGTTGGCTAATACGGGCTGCGCCAGTGTTGTCTGGAAAAATAGTACCATCGTTTGTAGGGTTGTTACGCTTAAAAACGCGTAGGGGGGATGTAAATGTGCTTGACATTTGGGTGTTTCCTTATCTTAGTGGGTATCCCAAGCTGTCTCTAAGTCGTCTCACCGGGAAGTGTCGGCGGTCAGAATGGGATTAATCTTCCTATACATATTAATGCAAAATAAAGGGATATTCCGCCCTAAACTACGAACTTATTCGATTTTTTGGAGTTGTCTGAGCCAGGGATGACTCTGAGATTGGAAAAGACATGAAGACCTGATACTTTTTTACCCTGCAGTGGGATAATGTGGTCTACGTGGTATGGCTCGCCAGATGCTTGAGATAGCATATTGGCTAGTTGATACTTGGCTATAATAAGATGTGCGTGGGGGCCCCAAGTTGGAACTCTTTGCAATAACGCTGCCTGGCGTTTACGTGTACGAGCTAAATGCATTTCTGGGTGCTTTTTGTTGTGAGCATTTGCTCTAGCAATTGATGCTGATTTTATATGAGGTTGAGAACCCCATTTTATTTTATCTAATCGTTTGCATTCAACACAGGTTCTATTACTTAATAATTTTTCAGTAATATGGCCATGTTTACATGGCTTACCAGTAAAATACCGGGTTAGCTTTTGTTCAATGGCTTGTTGTCTGGAAACTATTTTCATACATATATTAATGCAAAAAACCCAGCTTTTTGGGCCGGGTTTTTTGCTTTTTTACAACTTTATTTTAAAGCTGATTACAGACCTGCTGTACCGAAGATGTTACGTGCATCGTGCCATCCAGTCGCGTAACGCTCGGTTGCTTTGTAACGCATGGAGTCAGTTTCAAAGTCTCCTTCCATAGATTTCTCTAGGTTACGGCGATTAACAAGCATGAGACCATTTTCAGCGTCGGTCTGAACCCACCAGGCTTTGCTAGAGGACAGACGTGTAACCACGTGTGTACCTTTAGGCAACATGCCTGTTGATTTGATAGGGTTCAAATCGTTGTCAGCTGTACCAGAACGGAGTACAGATTTGAGGATAACCTCAGCCTGGAACTCGAGTGCTGGTGGAACAACTAATTGTTCAGCCTTGAGACGAATACGCTTACCATTGTTGTCAATAGCGCCGCGGATTTGAATCAACATCTGTTCAACAGAAGTTTGTGACAATGAAGCTGCTGTGGATAACTGGTTTGAGTATGTCAAACCGTTAGCTACAGGGTGAGCTGTATTGATCAATGTAACGCCATCGCCACCAACGTAGCCAGTTGTGAACGCGAAGTTCAACAAGTTAGCACAAAGGGTTTCTTTGGTTTCAATCATAGACTGAGCCAAGTGTTTAGCGAAGGTGCTACCGATACGGATGTGATCGCCGTCTTCCATCAATACTTTGGTCAAGGCATAAGCCAAGCCATAGATTTGGTAGATGAAACGGGTGATGTACAATGTACCACCTTGGTCATAGCTGACAGGAGTACCGTCAGGCATGGCAGGTGCAGCATTCATACCGAAGAGCATTACTTCTTCGTGATAGTTACGTGGAATACCTTGGATCTGTTC